ACAAGTGTTGCTCGCACTGTGGCACTACCGATGACACGCTTATCCCTCAGCATCGCAAGAACCGAGGCATGGGTGGCAGTAAAGACCTAGACAGACCTAGCAACATCATTGTGCTTTGCTCAGAGGCTAACGGCTTGCTTGAGTCAAACAGCAAGTTTGCAGAGCTGGGCAGGAAGTTTGGTTGGAAACTAGAGAGATGGCAAGAGCCTGAAACCACGCCTGTTTACATGGGCAACGGCTGGTTCCTGCTAGACAACGATTACAACACGCACGAGGTCGAGCATGACATCGAATACTTTTGAGGTGCTAAGGTAAAACCATAACTAAATAAAAGTGCCGCCTAGAGATCGGAACCTCTAGACGGCGTAATACCAACAATCGAGCTGTTGGCATCGCTACAAGTCTAGTGTGCCAACCTTTATAGGAAGGCACATTTGTGTTTAACTGGGATAGCAAAAACCTTGCCGAGGTTTTAGAAATGTACGGCGGAAACATCTTCATGGCTGAGATGGATTACCAGGCTATGGGGCTCGACAACGGCCAGTGGGTGATGCTGGTCAAAGAGGGCTACGATAACAGAGTCATTAGCCCAACTGTCATGATGCTAATGGCTGAGAGAGCAGCTGCAAGATGAGCATCCAAATTATGAACGCTGTTTGGCGTGAGAGTAAATCAAAAGGCCGAGCCAGATTGGTTCTGTTATCTATCGCTGACCACCAAGGCGAATTAGGTGCATGGCCTTCAATCGAAACCTTGGCAAAGATGGTGAACTCATCACCTAGATCTGTGCAGCGTGACATCCAAGACCTCATAGAGCTGGGTGAATTAGTTGTCGAGTTTAGATCGGCACCGACCTACGGACCCTACAAAGCCAACCGGTATTTTGTGAACTTGCCAGGGGTGACAGATGGGGTTTCAGGGGTGACAAAAACCGCTTCAGAGGTGACAGATTCGGAGTCAGAGGTGACAGAATTGGCTTCAGAGGTGACAGCAGGTGGCGTGTTAACCCTTAATAGAACCATAAAAGAAACATCAAAGAAAACCAGCAATGATAGGTTTGATGAGTTTTGGAATCTCTACCCCAAAAAGGTAGCCAAAGCTGATGCCCTAAAAGCCTGGAACAAAGCACTCAAAAGAAAAACCGCTGATGAGTTGATTGGCCTCACCAAGGCTTACTCGGAGAGCAAGCTTCCTGACATCACCTACATCCCCTACCCAGCCTCATGGCTAAACAAGGAACTCTACGAGTCGGTTGAAGTGCAAGAAAAGAAACCACTGGGCAAACTAAAGATTGGCATCTGGCATGAATGACTTTGAGCTATCTGTTATCGGCTCAATCCTGCTGACCAACGGCAAGGCACTCGATGACCTGACCTTGACACCAGATGACTTCCTAGACCCAAGCCACGAGATCATCTACAAGACCATGCTGGAGATGAAGCACCACCGCAACCCGATAGATGTCATCACAGTCGGGGCTAGATTGCCAAGGCTTGCCAGCTACTTGCATGATGCTGTCACAGCTACCCCAACTGCTGCCTCTGTTGACTTTTACGCCGGCAAGGTTGTTGAGGAAAGCACAAGACGGCGATTGAGTGCTGCTGCATCCGTCATAAGCCAGACAGCCAAGTATTCAGACCTTGCAGAGGTAATGGACAAGGCTAAAAAAAGCATTGACGGAATCATCGAGCGAAACATTGCAGTCAAGCCAAGCTATGTTGATGACGAGCTAATCCCTTACCTTGATGAGCTAGACAAGCCACGCAACTATCCTCTGACACCTTGGGACCAGCTCAACAGAATAATCGGGGGACTTAGACCAGGTGCACTCTACATTGTTGGTGCCCGACCAGGTGTAGGTAAAACCATCATCGGGTTGCAGTTAGCTTGGCACTTGTCCAAGTCTGGCCCTGTGTCTTTTCACAGCCTTGAGATGGGCAAGACCGAACTCTATAACCGCATCATTGCTATGGAAGCCTCTGTCTATCTTGGCAACATTGAAAAGGGAACTGTTAGAGATCACGAGTGGCAAAAGATAGCTCAAACAATCAGGCAGACAAAACACGAGCTGGCAATCCATGACAAGTCAGGTCAGACTATCCAGCAGATTAGGGCACTAGCCAACAGCGTGAAGTCAGAGGGCAAGCTAAGGGCTATTGTTGTTGACTACCTTGGCTTGATTCAGGACACCGAAAAGGGCCGAAAGCGTTATGAGATGATTACCGACATCTCCATCGGACTAAAGAACCTTGCCAGAGATCTAGAGGTTCCTGTTGTTGCCCTAGCCCAGCTCAACCGAGGCCCAGAGCAACGAAAGAACTCAGAGCCAGACATGGCAGACCTCAGAGATTCAGGTGGCATTGAGCAGGATGCCGATGTTGTTATCTTGCTGCACCGAGAGCAACTTGAGGGTGACCAAGATTGGGAGCGTTCACAGATGATTCTCAATGTCGCAAAGAACCGACATGGCACCACAAATAAAGCGTGGCTCAAGTTCGAGGGTCACCATGCCAGAGTTGTTGAGGGCTAAGATTATGGCGTGGATGACAATGTGGCCTTGTGTTGCCGATGTGGAGCAACTTGGAAGGTCAACACGCATAAGCGAAAGAGGAAAGACCTCAAGTGCCAGTCCTGCCGGATGCATCGAGCCTTGGTCATCAAGTATGGCTCTGAAAAGTGCATCCCTTGGCAAGGTGAGTTTGACAAGGCAACCCTCACCATCCCAATCTTTGACGGCCAGCCAGTCCTACCTGGCATTAGATCTTGTGGACACACAGACTGCACCAACCCCAATCATGTCTTAGGTGACCACTAGAGTAAACAAAACAACAAGAGATAAGGAAAAAAGAGATGGCAAGTATCAAAGTAAAGGGCACTGTTAGCCGAGTATTTTACGAAGGCAAAGGGCTAGAGGTATCAGAGCAGTTTCAGACCAAGGCTGGCGAGTCAATCACCAAGCGATACACAGTCTGGCTAAAGCAAGCTGGAACCTACGATGTTGGCGATGAGCTACAGGTTGAGGGTCTTTATTCAGCCGAGATTGACAACTGGACCAACAAAGAGGGTGAGGCAAAGCAGTCCATCAAGGTGAGCATCAACAACCCTTACATCACCCCTGCTGACCCAGCTCAGTTGGTCAAGTCATTGTTTGAGCCAACCCACGAGCCAACACCCTTTTGAAAAATCTCCGATGGCTAGTCCCAGCTCTCACCGCTGGGGTTCTTGTCAACCTATCCTTGAACACCACTAGCGTTCTTGGGGGTCTGGGGCTGGCCTTCGGTCTTATCTACGCCATCGCTGCCATAATGGGAGCATGGGAACTACATGGCAGAGGTAAGCCTTAGCGTTATCGGTGATCCTGCCAGCCAAGGCAGTCACGCCATCATGCAGGGTCGAATAGTCCAGGTCAACAGCAAGAAACACAAGGCTTGGCGAACTGCCATAGTCAACGAGGTCATTGCGACCTTGCCAGCCGACTGGGAGCCGATAGACGGCCCCTGCGAGCTGATAGTCAATTTCTACATGCCAAGAGGTAAATCTGTGAGTCGGGGGTTGCCTACTGTAGCCCCCGACCTCTGACCGGTTGACAAGTTAGTCAGGTCTGTAGGCGATGCCCTAGCCATTGCAGGGGTTTATACAGATGACAGCCGCATCACCGCATCTCAGCCCGAAAGCTCTACGCCCAAGGCATCGAGCCAGGGGCCACAATTACTGTCAAAAGCCTAGAATAACGACACGCCGAAAAAGGCAAAAAAACCTAAAAATCTCCCAAAAAACTCAAAAAACAGGTATAGAGTTTAGACATGGCCCAAGGGGGGCCGGTTAGGAGATTCAAATGAAGGGTTGGCTACTCACAGTAAGCATCTTTCTATCCTTTGGCATGACACTTGCCATCCAGGAATACAGCGTCACACTCGGCTACCTGATTGGCTATGTGCTACTTGCAATTCACTTTCTAGTCATTGCACTTTGGTTTACTCGCAGAGGTGCCAGATGAATAAAAAACACCTGGCTAAAGTCCTAGAGCAAGCAAGGCTATGGACCAATGCAGAATACGAGGCTAAGACAACAGCAGAAACAGACAGCTATCACATAAGGAACCAACTTGCCAGGCTAACGCTGCTACAACACATTGCAGATAGCTACCTAGATCCCGATACCTACCCAACAGAAAAGAGAGAGCATGGCCAACTACAACCCTGAACCAATCGAGTTTGCAGTCATGGACTACAACCCGAATCAATACAACTTTGGTGTGGCTAAGTCTGACGGCATCTACATGGGCCGAAAACTTATGAAGGATGAAGTCCTAAGACTTATCAAGGCTGCCTATCCTCAGCCAACCAAAGCAATCACCATCATCATTGGGTCTGCCAGCCTCTTTACAGATGTGACAAAACAAAGCTGTTTCTCTTATTAGTTTTGCTTTCCTTCTGTATTGACTGTCATACAGGTTAGGTCGTCTTGCCTTCATCTCTTGCAGTCTTAGGTTCTCTAGGATTTGCCACTCGCTTGATGTTTCTCACATCGAGATAATCCTTTGGTTAGATCACCACAGACTAGGCAAGGCTTAGGGAACCTACCCATCCTTGCCCCAACCAATTCCTAAGAATGTCACAGCAGGTGCAGAGTCGTAGGCTCTCGGCATTACCTTCTTGCACCCGATGCAGATGGGCTTGTGCTCTTCTTCTTTGATACCTCGGACAATGGTTAGGGTCATGCCACAGTCTTTGCACTTGTATTCATAAGCTGGACTCAAAACAGCACCTCACTTTCTTTTGCTTTGTCTTGTTCTTTAGCCTCAGCAACCATAGCCTCAGCGTGTTTCAGTCTGCCCTCAATGATTGGCAAGTATTCCTCTGTCATCTCTATCCCGATGAAGTCAAAGCCCTGCAAGATTGCTGCCTTGCCTGTTGAGCCTGAGCCTGTAAACGGATCTAGGACTGTGCCGTTGGGTGGGGTGACTAGCTTGATTAGGTATTCCATGAGGCTTGTTGGCTTTACTGTTGGGTGAAAGTTCTGCCTCATTGGTTGGTTGCTTGGTTTACCCTCTCGGTATTCTGCACCTGTCATTGAGCCACCCTGAACTTCAGGAAGTTCCTCAAGCCCCTCGTTCCTATCACGCTTTGATGCTTTAGCAACATAAAAGAATCTTGATGCTCCACCTGAGTCAGGGTGTCTAATGTTTATCTGGCCACCCCAGCCAAAGTCAGATTTGTTCTCATACTTGCCTGTCTTAGTTGTGCTTGTGCCTGACTGCCCACTCTGCTCATCTAGTAGCTCTGCTGTGTAAGGGTCAAGGATGATGTTTGCTGGCCATCTGCCTGACTGTTTGCCATTGTCAACACGCTCCTCCAAAGTTTCACCAAGGTTGCCATCTAGGTTTTTTCTAATTGTCTTGTTGGACTGATGGCCCTTGAATCTATCCCAATCACCGCCGTCAGCTTCATCGGCATAACCAATCCTTGAGCCGTCTATGTTCAGCCCACCTGTGCCCCACTTGAGGACATTGTTGGCAACTGTTCCTTCTATTGGTTTTCTGGCAACTATGACTGGCTCAAAGGCTGGCTTTAGTGCTGTTCCCCATCCTTGCCATTGTTGAGCTTCAGGTGTTGCTGGTGCTGTGTCAAAAGCTGTCTTGCCAACTGTGCCAAGCTCGTACAGGTTTTCTTCTTTTACTGCTTGCTCCCTTGAGTTTGGGTTGCGACCTATGACCTCACGCTCTGCCCCTGCTTGCTTGTCAATTGCCTTGCTGACATCCAGCGACTTAGGGAACCCTGACCCATACAGCCAAGCAATCGAGTCCCTTAGCTCAAACCCTGCATCCTCAATCGCTACTGCAACTCGGTGATAGGTGCGTGTCCCACCAAAGCTAAGTAAGTGTCCACCTGGCTTTAGCACTCTTAGGCATTGTTGCCAGAGTTCAACAGAATAAGCAATACCCGATGAGTCCCACTTCTTACCCATAAAGCCAAGCTCGTAGGGTGGATCTGTGACTATTGAGTCAATGCTGTTGTCGGATAGGGTTGGCAAGATGTCTAGGTTGTTGCCATGCAGTATTTGGTAGGTCATTTATCTCTCTCTGGCAAATTAGCGTACTCGATTGCCTTGGCAAGTATGGCCTCACCTGTTGCTGGATAGACACAGTTTCTAAGCACCTGTCGTTTGTTTGGTAGCTTATAGCCGGATAGGTCAAAGCCATGCAGTTCTTGTAGCCCTTGTATCTGTATCTCTCTTAGATTTTCCTTTATTTTTGGCAACTCACCGATTGGGAAGTTAGCCCAGTAAAGGTGCCGGTTGATTTTCTCGGCCTCAATCAGTGGCTTGTAATAAGGGATGACATTCTCAACAACCCAAAGTGCTTTGCTGTGGTGCTGTAAGAATACGATCTCCTCATACAGGGTCATGTCTGGGTACTTAGGCTTAGTGCCTCGGAATCTAACCCCTATGTTGTACCTGAATGAGCTGTGTGTTTGGCAAGGTGGGCTGGACCAAATAAAGTCAAACTCATCGTGGTGATCTAGTAGGTATTGGTGAGCATCGCCAACAACAAGCTCATCTTGTGGAAACAGGTCAGCATAAACAGCGGCAATAGCTGGGTCATACTCAACAGAGGTCACTTGATGGACCCCCCCCCCAGAGCCTTCTGTTGCCACCGATGCCGGCGTACAGGTTTAGTATTTTCATCTCTCTCTATTCCTGCAACTTAGAGTTTGTAAACAGTGCCGGTGAAGTGTTGGCCCTTTACCAAAGGGAATACAAGCAAGCCAGGGTCAGAGTCATCGCCACCCATCCCAAGCCTGTACCAGCTTGAACCGGCATCGAGTGTTGGGCATTGGATCACCCATCGGCTGTGATCATTGCGTCTGCCTGACTCTTTGACTGTTAGGTGATGGAAGTGGCCATGTATTAGGATGTCTGCATCTTTGACTGGCTGGTTGCCATGCGACTGGTTTCGCCACCATTGCACAATGCCATCAGGTCGAGCTGCTTGGTGTCCATGCACTAGCCCAAGGATCATCTGGTTATCGCCCCAAACATCTAGGGCAAGTGATTCATCATTGGCTTGTGGCTCAAAGAATCTAACCGGCAGACCTACCTCTTGAGCGAGCCTTGCAAGCTGTCGCTGGATGTGGATGCCCCAGTCATCGGTTGGAGTGCCAAGCTTTAGCTTGCCAGCTCGCCAGGCACAATGATTAGATCCGACTGAGGCTGCTGTTATAGGTGCGTGTTTGGCAAGTATCTTTAGTGTTTCCCACTCGAAGGTAGCCTCAAGGTCAACCTGTTGCATCAAGCTGAGGTCGTTGGTCCTGTTAGGGTTTCCACCTGACTCAAAGCCCTCGATGCTGTCACCAACATTCAGGAAGTAGATGTGGTCGGGCTTTTCTTGTTTGAGGTAGTCATCTAGCCTTGCTTGCTTTTCTGCAATGCGAGTTATGAGCTCAGGGGTTCCGCCTCTAATGTCCCCTGCTTTTCCGGTCTGAGCATCTGACCAACAGACAACAACAGCTTTGTCGTTCTTTTCTTTTGGCTTTGCAACTTTGACTGCTCGCCTTGCCTGGGCATAAAGGGTTGGCAAGTCAATGTCTGCCTCTG